CAACAGGTTTTAGACCAGCTGAAGGCGTTCGCGGCGAGCGGGAGTATGCAGGGAGGTCTAGAGGTCAAGATCGTCTTAAACGCCAATTTCCTGACTGGCTCACATGCGACCGTGAACAACTACAACGCGCCGGCCGTCGTCGGAGTCGAAGTTACCCCCAAGAAGTCGGACTGAGTTATCCCATCTAAAGACTTTAAGATATATAGAATCTATATAGTGCCGCTGGCCAGCGGCGTATTCGCCTTGATAAGCCGCTCACCAGCGGCGTATCGAAAAATGATAGGCCGCTCGCCAGCGGCTAATGAAATGTTGTCCACAGCAAGTTATCCACAGAAACGGTGCGTAACCCTGTGCGCAATTTCAGAACGATAACTTCTAATTCGCAAACATGAAATCTTGGACCTACGCCGAATTGACCGAAAAGACCGAGCGCGAGATTCGGGACGCCCTCAACGGTCCCGACAAGGAACTGGGGCGCACGTGGGCATGGGGCGCTTACATGCTGTGGCACAGCTTGACCTCTTTCGAGCCAGGATGGACCCAAGAGGATGACAATCGCCTAGCGAACACGATCCGGGAATTTCGATAAACTCTATTATGTCAAGTGACCAAGCGATCATTTGCTTTTCCGGCAGCATCGTCTACACTCTCGAAAAAACAGAGGAATACAAATGACCGAGAGCAAAAGGCTAGATGTAAAAGTTGCCGCTTTCCTATTCGAACTGCTGGACCCGGATGTCTATGGCCAACTTTGCGCGCCGGAAGTGCGAGATGAAGCGAGGCGGCTTCTTGGGTTGCCGCCTCAAGATGCACTATGCGCTGATGTAGCAACCGCTGACAATCTCTGACGCGCCGTTGGCTGCTGCGCTGGTATTCGAATAGTCGTTGATCGTCATGTTCGTTCCGCCAGGTGCGATCGCCGCTTGAAGCATTTTTCCTGTGGCAGCGTTTTCGCGACCGGCAAGAATCTGAATGCCACCGTTCGTCGATGCGGCAGCGACCGGGATCGTGACAATGGTGCTTGTGCCTGTCCCGACGGTCGTAATCGTCACGGTGACTCGCAGACAGACCAACTTGCCGGCCTGTGAATAGGCGCCGGTCGCGCTTGCTGTCGTATAGGTGCCAGAAGCTGCGCTGACGGTCGGAGTGTACGAAGTGAAGCCAGGCGGAAGCGCGGCCTGAACAAAGGCCGTACTCGCGATCTGCGTTGTGTTCGTCCCGAGCGTAGCAGTGGGCGCCGTCGGCGTTCCAGTGATGACAGGCGACGTAAGCGCGGGCGCGTTGTTATAGACGACTACACCGGTTCCCGTTTCATCCGATAGGACGCCTGCGAGCTGAGTGCTTGTCGTCGACGCGAACTGCGATAGGTTGCCGGTAGTCGCTGCAGGCGCCGCGAGATTCGCGCTGTCCCAAGGTGTCGCACCATTGAAGGTCGGACGGATCGAGAACGTCTGCGCCGCGCCCCAGGTGTTCGCGCCATTCAGAAGCGGAACCGTCGCGCCGCTCGTCCCGGTGTTGGCAGTAGCTGCGGTCCCGAGCCCGAGATTGGCGCGCGCGGTAGAGGCGCTGACCAGATCCGACAGGTTGCTTGCCTTGGCTAAACCGCCGAGTCCGGACAGCGTAACAGTCGACCATGCCGGCGCCGTCGTCGGCCCCGTCGAGGCGATCACCTGCCCCGAGGTCGAGCCGGCAGGATTCAGCAACTGGATAGGCGTCGTCGTGGCGCCGAAGGCCAGCGCCGAGAAAAGCGCGATCCCGCATACAAAGATTCGTTTCATTATTGGTTTCCTGATTGTGCAAGCAATTCGGTTTTTCGATCGCTTCCGGCGCTACTGCCGAAGTAATAAGCAATGACTCCCGTCCATGCCGTTCCAAGCGACCCAAGCATCAGCATTAGAGCGTCGTGAGCGGCAGCCGGAAGCGGGTAGAACATCATCACGGCGAGGACACCGAAGAACCCGAGCGTGACGAATAAGGCCAAGAAAGGCGCCGTCATGCTCTTGGTGCTTATCTGCATTTGCCGCGCGCTTACCCGATCCTGAACGGATAAGCTAGCGAGCGTTTCGGAATTCTTGAATCCAGCCTCGGCCATTCGCGCGGCATAGTCCTGATCGGCTTTGCGCATCGCGGCAAGTTGCTCTGGTGTCGCGCCGCTGATCGCCGCGGCAACTGCGTTTTGGCGATCGTCCATTGACGTGTTAGGCGGCGTTGTGATGCCGAATACAGATTCAAGCGCCGTTACTGCGCCGCCCGCGAGCGGACCGCCAACTACTGAGGCGATCGTCGGCGCTAGTTTCGCCACCACGCCGAGCGCGTCTGACCATCCACTCATTTCAAGCCCCCGTGCGCATCATGTTTGCCAGGCGAAGCGCCCTGCCCGGTTTGTCGGGCGTGCCTATTCCGACGTCTTCGCGCGCCCACTTTGAATCAAGCATCTCGTCGGCGGCGATAGAGAACTTTCCTTGCCGCATTGCGATCAGCGCCTTCTTGAAGCCAAGCAAGCGGCCGATTCCCATGTTGAAGCACATGTTAGTGAGCACGCGCAGGCGTACATCGCTAAGATCCGTCCACCACGGCAAGTTGCGGTCGAGATCGTGAAAGACGTCTTCAAGATCGTCGTCGAGCAGGGAATTGACCTGAACATCATTGAGCGGGCAAGACCAGCCAGCCGGCATCGGCTTCGCTTGCAGGTTATGGCCGACGCCGACCGTATCGATACCCTTCGTGTCTTTGTAGACGGAGTATCGAACGCCCTCGTCGCGGCGCAGCTCGGCAATCAGCTTCTGAAGGTTTTCGTTGTTCATTTGCGAAACAACTTGTCGTAAATCAGAAAGACCGTTTGCAGGATGGTGTATAGGATCGTGATAACGACTAACCAGTCCTGCAGCCCATAACCAAGCAGCGTCGCGACAGTCGCCGATAACGGCGGTGCAGCCTTGGCTGCGCTTGCTGCCAAATCGTTCATTTCAATTCCCCGAGTGGTCTGTGTGTTTTATGTTTAGAAGGTCCGCGTAAAGCTTCCTGCTACTTCGATTACTGCGTTGGTGCCACCGGGATAGGCGTTCGCCACCGTGCGAACAGTGGCTACATTCCCGACGATGCTTACGACCAAGCCCGATCCCGTCAGCACGTTTTCGCGGCCATACCCCATACCGAAGGCGGCAGAGAACGGCAGCGTGAACGTGAACGTCTGTCCAGCCGTGCCGTTATTCGTGATCTGGAATTCAGCGTAAAACTCGACTTCCGAGTTCTTTTCCCGGTAGTACGCTGCGAGGGTCGAAACAGCGGTGAGCGTGCCAGTGCCGGCGCCCACAGTCGGAGTCCACGATAGATATCCAACGATCGGGTCTTGGCAGTAAGCCTCCGCGCTGTGGCCGGTCTTCTGAACGCGAACGGACGACTGGCCTTCGATCTTGTTCTGGAAGAACACGTTGTTCTGCGGGAATCCGCCTGCGCCGATCTGCGTCTCAAAGATGCCGTAGTTCAGTTTGCCGCCGCCAGTGTCTTCGACCGTGTTGTTTCGGACGATGTTGCCGGAGCACGTCGCGCCGTACAGGATCACGCCAGCGCCGCCGCCATTGACTGGCCCGAGCCCAAGCTGATTGCTGTCGATAATGATGTTGTCGGATGCCTCGCACTGGATGACAGACCAGCCCGACGTAGCATCAGCCGCGAAGGCGATGCCCGACTTCCCGCAACCGACGATTCGGTTCCCACGGTAGCGGATGCGGAAAATGCCGCCGCTGCCGTTGGCGCCGAGCGACATGCCGAAATCCTGCGACACGCCCGCGTCCCAGGTGAGCACGTTTCCGTACACGTCGCCATCTGACGCGCCATCGCCGCCGTAGGTGATACCCTCCTTCACGCTGTTGTGAACGCGATTGGAATACATCTGACCGTGAGTGACGAACTGCATCGTGATACCAAAGCCGCCAGCGTTCACAGATACGCAGTCGTGCATCTGGTGACGCGTGCCGAACTGCATGACGATCGCCGTGCTGCCCGTTGTTTCAACGTGGCAATTGCGGATGGTGTTCGTGCTGCCGCTCGATCCGTCAAAAAGAATCCCGACGTTCACAGCCTTCATGACCGTCACGCGCGCCGCGGTCGAGTGTGTCCAATTCGACGTGTAGATGCCGATGGAGCCGCCTTCCGGCATGTAGATGTCGTGAACGTAGTTGCGATCGCCCGGATTGCCGAAAATAGGAATCACGCCGGGGAAAGTCGCAACCAGCGCGATCATCTGGAGGCCGCCGATTTCAATGTTCGAACCGGACGTAACCCACCACGAAGAACCGGAGAAGCCGGGGATCGGCTTGACGATTGACGACACGCCCTCACCCAAGACAGCAGTATTCGACGGGATCGTGATCTGACCCATGACATACGTACCGGCCGGCACAATGACCTGACGCCCTTTGTTCACGGCAGCCTGGAATGCCGCCGTGCTGTCGATAACACCAAGGGGATCGGCGCCGAAATCAAGCACATTGACCGTGCTGATGCGGTTCGAAAGCTTGGAGCCGTCCGCGACCTTCGCATCCGTCACCGTGCCGTCAGAAGGCGCGCCAGTGACGCGCGTTGCGCCACCGCGGATATAGACGCTTTGCACTCCTACGGGAATGGGCGAAATGAACGCGAGCGACTGGCCGACGAGCGTGTATTGTTCCGGTCCTTGAAACGCGGAATCGAAGAACACTTCGATGTTCGATTTCGACAGGTACGAATTGGCGAGCGTCAGCGAGAGCGTAACACCCGGCGTAAAGCCTGCACCCGACACGAACGTCTCGACGGTTGCACTTGCCGCAAGCGCAGCAATGTCCGCCTGCGTCAGATAACGCCCATCGAGCACCGAGATAGGCAGCGCACGCGTCACGCCGTTCGCGTTGCTCCACATCGGCAACTTGTCATCGGAACTTACCGACGATGTAACGCAAAGATCCCCGATTGTGGACATTTTTAGCTCGTAGTGTGTTCAGCGATGGCGCCGTATTTGCCGGCGATCACATCGGTATAAATGACGACGCCGTATGGCATAACGTCGGTCGGCGTTGCCGTGAACTTCAGCGGCGACGCACCCAATGACGGAAAAACGATGTCGACAGCAATCGCCGTATGCGCAGCATCCACCCATCGAGGATTTGAGACGGACGTGTATTCCATCACGCGACCCTCACGTATTGCCAAACGTTGTTGAAGTTGGAGCCCGTCTGCGCCCACGTTCCAGGCAGCGTCGGCGGATTCACACCTGACGACGAGCCGACAGCGACAGAGCCGACGCCATTCGCCTGCTGATTCGACAGCAACGTCGCCTGCGTAACAGCCTGAGAGCCGTTGACAATAAGCGGCGCATTGGGAAGGTTGTACGTGTTCGGGCCGGCGCTATAAGAAAGGTCGCGATCACCAGCAGCGTTCAGGAAAACCGTGCCACCTTGCGCGTGCAGGTTCCCAGATGAATTGATGTCAGCCGCGGCCGTGATGCCCGAGGGAGTCGTGATCGAGCCGTTCGCACTGAAGACAATCCGGCTGAGTTCCGTTAAGCCATCTGCGGAAAGGTTGCGGAAGACATAGCCGCCAGCGCCGGAGCCGCGGTTATTGGCAAAGTACGTCGATCCGTCCGACCCATCATTCCACGTAACAAAAACACCCTGCGCGTTAAAGCCGGGGTTATTGCTGTTGATATGAATCCATGACGCCTTCAGGAAGTCACGATCGAGGTAATACCGCGAACCGTCGCTCCCGACGATGACGCTAGGGATGCTTTCGGGCGACGTAGTATCGGTCGGCTGGTAGACATACATGCCGAACCCAGACACCCACACCTGGTTACTAGACGAGCCGCTGCGAGCACGAAGCGCTGCGAGATCCGCTGCGCTCTGAACGCTGGAATTGCCGAGCGAAATAAGCGCCGGGTCAACTTCATTGAGGGAGGCATAGACGAGCCGCCCCGCTCCATCCAAAACAGTGATGGAGTAAGGAATCGGGCAAAACATGTGAACCTGCGCGCCGGCCGATACGGCGTGACCGTGTACCGTGCGGATAGGCTGTGCCAACGCGACAATCTCGTCTGCGTCGGAATACACCGTGACCGGGTAAGCAACTGGATCTAGACCGGGCTTGCCGATATAGATAGAACCGGATTCGAGCGGTTGCCCGTAGAGATCCGTAAAAAAAGGAAGCGCACGCGCCTCGCTAGTGGTTGCCATAGCAATCCCCCAAAGGTAAGCGAAGCGCCCCGAAGGGCGCCCGAGACACGTTGCTTACGTCTGGTTGAAGAGCATGATGCCGGCCATTTCAGGGTTCGTGACGCTGACCCCGTAGAACGCATCGACACGATACAGCGACTTGTACGTTTCGATGTGCGCCTGCTTGGTCATCACGATCTCGATGCCCTGGTCGGTCGTGCCGCGCATCACTGCGAGACCTTGATCCGACGGAACCGCGAGGCGACCCGGCAGGATTTCGACCGCTTCCTTCTTCCAGAAGCAGTTCACGCCCGAAGTGACCGTGTTGAGCCAGGTGATCGCTGCGCCCGCTGCCGGGGTTGCCGTCACGTTCTTGTACGCGAGTTCCGCGTCCGTCGCGCCCTGGCCCGAGATGATCGCCGGGGTGATCTGAACCGTACCCGTACCGCCTGCACCCGAAACGATGCCGACCACGCGGAAGGTCTTGAGCTGGCCGGTGTCAATCTTCGTGATCGGATGCACGTTGTTCACGCCTGCGATCGTGAATGCATCGCCGACCTTGACCGTGCCCGACGTGACAGTGATTGCCAGCGCCTGGATGCGGTTGTCGACGTTCGACTGCAGCGGGCCGCTCGGCGATGCTGCCAGAGCCTTCGGAACCGTGTACTGGTTCGCACCGTTCACCGTGACCGTCACGCCAGCAGCAGCAGCAAGGCGCGCGAGGTAGTCAGCCTTGAGCACGCGCTCGAAGCCTGCCACTTGGCGGCCGACCGTTGCCATTTCGTAGGCGGTTGCAGCCTTCTGGCCTTCGACCAGATATGCGCGGCTGGCGAGGTTGCCGGCCATTGCGTTGTAATCGCGTGAACCGAAGACCGAGTAACGGCCGTCGTAGTCGATGCCCGACTCATTCATCAGCGAATCAGCTTGCGCCAGATCGTCGAAGCCGGTTGCAGCAACCGTGCGCTTCACGACGAGCGAGCCGAGCGTCGAAACGGCATTCACGACGTCGACGTTGATGTCCGAAGCGATCTTTTGCTTTGCAGCCGTGCCGAGGCGGTTTTCTTGCAGCGCGTCGCGCAGTTCGGTCGCGTCCATCGTCCACGGGGAGCTGCGGATCGTGTCG